TGTTTTATTATCTCTTATGTTCTCGAACAGTTTACTCTCTACAAAATCCAATGCAATGTTTTCTACATCTTTCACTTTCCTTGCAAAGTCCTCATCATCTTTTAACCATTGATAAAACTGTGTCCTCCCTATACCCACTAATTTACAAGCGGTTGTAACAACTCCTAAAGACTTCTCCAGAGCTTCTAGTACTGCTTTTTTATGTTGTTCGGTTTTGTTCATTTTAAACTCCTTTAATTGGTACTTTTAATATTGGGTTATAGTCAAAACTTCTTTTGCTTCCCTTATCTTTTTTAATAATATCTTTCCCCCATTTTTTCTGTAAGGCAAAAAACTGCTCCTTTTCGTAATCTAGGTTTCTATATGTAGCACACCCTCCAGCTTGTTCCGATTGCTTTACTTGGTAGTGAGCATAATTAACTCTCAAACATCCACCGTTTTCTTTTATATGCTGCAGAGTAATATCGTAGTCCTCCTTTAAAGGCAAACTCTCATCATATCTTATATCATTCTTTAAGTGAGCTTGAAAAGGTCCTCCAATGTACTGTATCATCCCAAAAGGCGTATACTCTCTATAACTACCTTTGTCTGGTACACAATTTAAACCCCAAAAATTAAAACCTAATTCTTTACATAATATAGCAGAACTTTCGCAAAACTCCTCTAGCTCTTCTGGTGTAAACTTCTTATTTTTTTGATTCTCAAACCTACCTATGTAAGAGCAATCGTCATCTAAAATCACTATGCAATCCGCATCATCAAACAAGTTGTCTAGTATCCAATTTCTAACCCTACATAAATTCCCCTGTGCGGTATCTGGGCATACTACTATGTCATTGCCATTCTTTATATACTCCTCCGCTTCACTCTCTCTCACTACTAGCTTAACAAAAGGGTATGTTATTTGTGTTATACTCTTCTCTGGTCTTTTATAGGATGGTGCGTAAAACTTAACTCTCATTTTTTATTTTTTTAATTGCTACTGTTCCATTTAAAACTCTTCCTATCCCACTGCTCCAAGCCTTTCCATTTGACCTCCTTGCGGTTTCTGTTTGTAATCCAAATATAGTCTTAGCTTGAATCCAGTCTATATCCTTATCAAATTTTAATACTAAGTAATTACTTTCTGAATCCAGTTCTGTTGCAAATATGTTTTCTGTATCAATGTTATCTGGGTTAGTTATCTCTTCTACGTCTTCAAATGGAAAGCCATCAAGTCCCCACTCTTCTAATTTTTTAACATCCCACTCATTAGCAAGTATGTCCCAGTCCCATTCGCCAAAACCAGAGTTGTCTTTTATTATAAACTCCTTTTGTTGATCCTCTGTTAAATTGTCCGCTTTTAATATCCAGACTTCCTTTAGCCCAGCCTGTTGACAAGCTTTTAATCTCATATTGCCACCAAGTACAGTCATTTCTCCGTTTACTACTATTGGTCGAATTTTAAGCATTTCTGGAAAGTCCTTTATGCTTTGCACTAACTTTTTAAATTTAGCATCTTTAATTATTCGTGGGTTATCCTTATTACCTTTAACCTCTGTTATTTTTACTAGCTCCATTAAATTGTGTTTTGTAATTCTTTTGTTTCTTGTGATTCTTTTTTAATTTCTTTAACTACCTTTTTTATTGTTTCTCTGTAATGTACAATATATTTATCAAGGTTTTCAATCATACCAAAATTATGATATCTAATTATCAACTCCTCTCCCTCTAGCTCAACTAATATAAGTTTAAATGCATTGTAAAATCTATGCTCATAATTTTTTAAAACCTCAAACCCATTAACTGAATGCATACAAGTAGCGTGATCTTTACCTAAATACTCTGCCATTTTTCTCCAAGTATGCCCAAACAGTTCTCTAGCTATCTTGCAAAAAATAACCCTTGCATTTACGTTTTCTCTTATTCTTCTTTTATCTAAAACATCTACTTTTGTATGGTATAGTATTCTTTCTCTTAACCATTGATAGTTTCTTAATTCTTTGTTTGTCATATTTATCATTTAAAGTGTTCCCTCAATTATAAAATCATTAATATCAAACGCATCGCTTTTGTAGTGTTCATATATTTTAATAGCTCTAGCTACTTCTTTCTCTCCTCTTTCGTAAAAGTCTTTTGATACGTCCCAGACTGCAATGTCTAAATTCTTTTTATCAATACATAAAAACTTAAAGTCTTTGTAATCAACGTTAAATAACTCACAATAAATGTACACTTGTAGATAATAACGGTATTTTGCAGCACTTTTATCAAAATTCTTAACATCAATCGTAGTCTTAAGATCAACAAGACCACCAGATTTTTTTAGTATATCTGCTTTAGCTCTAAAAGGATATCCTTGTAAATTACCAATAGCTGGTATTTCCGTAACGCTATTTCTCATTAACTCCATAGCCGTATTGTTTTTACTCATAGCATCTACCAAACGCTCTGAGTCGTTTTTTTCTTTCATTGTAAATACGTCTGGGTACTCTAGCTTAGCTTCTTTAAACTTCTTTGTATTCTTGCTTTGCACATCTACAAAAATAACGTCATCTATTTTCTCTGGCTCTAGCATCATAGTGTGAAATAACCAGCCGTCTCTTAACGCTTGACTGTTTTGCTCTTGTCCGTATTGAGTCACATAGTGGTAAGTCTTTGGGCTATCTAATAATAGTTTTAATGCACTAGACGAAAAGGCAGCTTTGCCTAAATACCCATAGTAAAAATCGTCAGAGTATGAATTATCTATCAACTCTTGTACCTCGTGTTCTGTGTTATCCAGTAATTTTATTTTCATTTTTTATAATTTTTTCTAATTCCTCAATCCTTGTTTTAAATGCTTCAATCTTTAAGTACATTTGTGATATAACTTTCTCTAAGTTTGCTATCCTTTGTACTTGTGAAGCCTTTGCTTTTCTCATATTATTGCGTTATCTAATTGTTGTATTAAATCTCTCACTTCGCTTCTTTCAAATTTACCTTGTATCTCTGCATTGTAAGTTTTGAATATTAACTCGTAAACGTCTTTCTCTTCTTTTTTGTCAGTTTTACCTAAGTGAGTAATTTTTAAATCAAATTTCATAGTTCTTTTTTAAATTGTTTATATTTATTTTTAATGTATTTATCCTCTTGTTTTAATCCTTGTTTAGCCATTGCGTAAAGCGAGGGTATATCGTTTAGTAACTCCCTTGCGTCCCATTCAATCTCTATATAACCGTCCTCTGGATCATATCCTATTGCTTGTATGTGTACTACTCCATTAGTAGAATGTAATTGTGTCGTTGCTTTTATACAAAATTCTTTCATTGTTTTTATTTTTTATCGTTAAATATTTTTTCTCCTATTATCAAACCTAGCTGCCCAACTATGTAAGCTACCACTAGCCAACCTATTGCCTTAATCATTTTCAGCCTCTTCAATTCGTTCCTCCATCAAGTCTTTTAGCTCCTCTATTGCTTCATCTACAAAATAAGCATTTATATCGTCTATGTAAATAATAGTCTCGTTTAAACTAGACCTGTCTATAATATGGTCTATTAACGCATCTTTTAAGTCACTGTCATAATAGTATATGTTCTCATTTACGCAAATACTATTTGTATCGTGAGTTGCAATATATACTGAATACCCGTCTGCCGTTGACTCTTCATAAATATAAAAATCTTGCAAACCCCAATCGTCTGTTAGTTTAAAGTTAAAGTAACTACCTATTTTTAAATCTTTCATTGTTTTTATTTTTTAATTAGTTCTAAATATCCACCAGCTTTGGTCGTCAAAGTCATACTCTATCTCGCTTCCGTCATATAAACTGAAGTGATGCCCATATCCATCAACGTAACAATTTTCTGCCGTCTCCTCCCAATCAATAGCTATCCACTCTGGAGCTTTTATGTTATAACATTCCCTTACTATTTCTTGTATCTCGTCTACATATACGTCCCAGATTACACTGTCTTTAATGAATCGGTACTCTTCTCCGTCAATTTCTTGAAAGAAATCCTCTTCAAATTCTAACTGTTGCACAAGCTGTCTTGCTTCATCTCTGTCTACACTAAGCTCTAGCTCTTCGTGTATAAACTCTAATACTTCTCTGTTAATTGTTTTCATTGTTTTTTTTTATTAAAACGAAATTACTGCTCTCTTGCAGCGTTGAAATTTAATAGCTTATTAAGATTGTTATTAACTGCTCTCTTGCAGCGTTGAAATTTGCTATCTTGTTAAGATTGTTTTTTTCGTTTTAATAGTGTTTATTTTTGTTTTTAATCTATTTCTATAAATTCTGCGTGTTCTCTACATTCTGCACATATACCCATATCCCATAGGTTTTCTGCATTACAACAGTCCGACATCATTCTAAGTCATATTGTTTACAAGCGGTTGAACAGTATGTATCTCCGTCTGTTTCGTTTCCACAGTGGTAACAACTGCTGGACTCTTCTGGCTCTTCGTAATAATTATTTTGTCTCATTGTTTTTTAATTTAATTTTTAACTCCAAATTCTCGTGTCTAAACTTATTAACTTGCTTCTGCACAGTATGGCTCTTTATTTCTAAGTCGTTAGCATATATGTAGATCTCAAATAAACATTTTGCTAAACTGTCTAGCTTCTTATTGTCTGGCTTCGCTTCCTTCCAAGCTATAAACTGTTGGCTTATTGCTGAGAAGTTAGCTTCAAATAATTGCTTATTTAATAGATCCATTAGCTAAAGTATTTTAGTTTAACTGTCGCCCACCAACTCAAGTGTCGCCACTCTGTTTCTGTGTAAATCTCTATTCTGCCAGTATCTAAAACTAGGCAATGTAATCCGCTGGGTAAAATCTTGTGTGTCATTGTTTTAATTTTTAAAGGTTAATATTATTAATGTTTCTTTTTAGAGGGTCTTCCTTGCATACCTTACTTTATGTTTCACTAAC